CCTGGACGCCAGCCGCTACCAGGGGAAAATCGACTGGGACGCGGTGAAGCGCAGCGGGAAAATTGACGGTGCCATCCTGAAAACGGTTTCCACCAACAAGAGCTTCGGCGGCGTCTACATTGACCCCCAGTTTGAGCGCAACTATTCGGAATGCACCCGCCTGGGCATCCCTGTGGGCGCCTATTACTACACCTACGCCCAGAATGAGGCAGCCCGGGCCGTGGAGCTTGTGAAGGTGCGCCAGGCATTGACCGGCAAGAGCTTCCAACTCCCCGTTGCCGTCGATGTGGAGGACAACAAGCTGAAACCCATCCCGGCCAAGGAACTGTCCGCCCTGGTGGCGGGCGCTGCCAAGCAGATCGAGGCCTGGGGCCTTTACGCCATGGTCTACACCTATACCAGCTACGCCAACACGGAGCTGGACATGGACGCCCTGAAAGCCTTTGACCTGTGGATCGCGGACTACCGCGGCAAGCGTCCCACCCGCAAGCATGGCATCTGGCAGTATACCAGCGAGGGCACCATCCCCGGCATTACCGGCAACGTGGACCTGAACCACGCTTATAAGAACTCCCCGGCCATCATTCAGAGGGCCGGGCTTTCTGTTATCCGCTAAATTTGAAAGGAGTACACCATGAAAGAGATTTTGACCCAGCTTCTTTTCGCTGCCCTGACCATCTGCTCCCCCCTTGTGACCGCTTACATCCACAAGGCCGCTGCTGCCATTGACGCCTCCACGGCCGAGAAGGTGAAGAACGAAACCATCCAGCGCGTATGCCGCGAGATCACCGACGCCGTGGCAAACCCTGTGGCAGCCATGAACCAGACCTATGTAAACGACCTGAAAGCGTCCGGCTCTTTCGACAAGGACGCCCAGGCCAAGGCTCTGAACGGTGCCATTTCCGCAGCAATTAAGAGTTTGAGCAAGGACGCGCTGGACTACATCAAGGAAATTTCCGGCGACGATACCGTGGGTTATCTGACTACCCGCATCCAGGCCCAGATTGACCTTAACAAGGCGGCCAAGGCTGCGCAGCAGTAATACCCGCATGAACCACACCTAAAAGCACACGAAAGCCCCACTTCTGGCAGTACGCTGGAAGTGGGGCTTTTTCTTTTTGCCTAAAAATAATCTAAAAGCGCAAAATTCCCTCTTGACTTATAAACCGATGCGGTTTATAATAAAGGCGGAGAGAACAGCAACACACAAGAGGAGGAACGAAAAATGAAGGTTCGGTATACACGGTTCGAGGTTGTGTTCCGGGAAACTACCCTGGTATTCACCGACCGGGACCCGAAGTTTAGAAACCGGCTGGACGTTTACAATTACGTCTGCGCAGAGCGGCTCGGCAAGAAGTACGGGAAGTTCATTCGCATCAATGAATCCACGGTTTGTTACTAAGGAGGGCTAAATTATGATGTTGAGCATGACAGAGACCGATTACGAGAACTGGCGCGACGACCTCCGCTGCGGCGGCCGGGAGGAATACGACGCCCAGTATTCTGCGGCGTCCCTGTACGAAGGCGGTTGGCGGTCCGATGCAATTTCCGACCTGATCGAACAGTTCAACTTGACCGGCGACGAGGCCGAAAGAATTTACAACGAGCTGCTCGAAATCGAGCAGAAAGCCGAAGGCAAGGAGGGCTAAACCATGAAAACCAGTACCTTCAACCGCATTTTTGAGAATGCCCGTTCCGTGAACATCCAGAGCAACGAGTGGTTCAATTACGCAGGATTCTTCTGGATGCAGTGCACCGAAAAGCAGCTGGCAAAAATGCGGATGCTGCTTAAAGCACAGGGCTGCAAGACGACCGTTAAGAACGGCGAAGAATGGTACATCCTGAACAGCGGGACGCTGATTAAGGTACACTAAAGAGGGAGGGCGGAAACATGGAGAACATCACACCGTTTGACCTGGGCGGGCTGGCAAAGGACCTGGACAACCAGTTGATCGGGATGCGCAGCCCATTTGGGCCAGCAGAGGACCGGCCGTTGCATGAAGCAAGCTACGTTGGAATGAAACACGCGTTTGAAGCCCTGGGCGGCAAGTACAAGGTGGACCGGCACGGAAGCCACCGGCTTTTCTTGCTGGGCATTTCAAGCCAAGGATTCGATTACTATACGGAGGACTGAACCATGAAGAACGTTATTTTCACCTACGACACTATCCAGAACGGCGAGCGCGGCGAGGCCTGCGCAATGATCCTAGTGGAGGACGCCCAGGCCTGGGCGCTTCAATCCGCCTTTAGCGAAAAGGACAACACCAAGGCAGGGTATTTTCTGAGAGAGCGCGGAATCGGCTTCTGCTGGAGCTGCGAGCACCTCCGCGGCCGCAGTTATGTTGAGAACAGCATTAAGAGCGTGGAAGTGAAGGAGGCATGAACGATGAAGCGTTACCAGATTTTGTACAACAAGGCCGGTTTCCCGCTCTGTGTTTGGAAGTCATCCGAGGAGGAGGCCCGCAGCTTTGCAAACAGGTTTCGGGCTGCTGGATACTCCGTTGATGTGTGGGAACACACGGAGACCGGCGCGCGCAAAACCAACATCTAACCCCGCCTGATGATGGCCCGAGGAAAAGGCCGAAACCACCCGGCAGCCAGCCGGGCAAGGTCGCGGGAACCATACCGCAGAGAGGAGCACAGAGCATGGACAAAGTTAAATTCTTCAACCAGCAGTTGAACGGCCAGATTGTTATGGCGGAGCTTGAAGCGGAGCACCTGGCAAAATCAATTCGGCTGCTTTCCGAGAGTGACGACTATGTGGCCTGGGCTGGCGAGGTGGCAAATTACGCGACCACACTAAACCAGCTTGTGGAGGTTCTCACCGCACTGCGGAAGGTGGCGCGTGATTCTGAAATTTTGATGGAGCGGGAGGAAAAGGCATGAGTGCAAAAACGATTTACAAGACCCTGGCGCCCTTCTTCGATGCCGTGGACGGCACCGAAGAAAAGGCCTTGAAGTTCACGGCCCCGGGCTATATGGACCTGTGCATCGAGGCCTTGGGCTACAATGACCACGAGGGCCGCCCGGTGTATTCCGTGGCCCACTATGGGGAGCAGAACGGCGACCTTATGCGGGACCCGGATGTGACCATGGGCGTTGACCGGGAAACCGGTACCGTGGAGCCGCTGACCTACCAGAACGACTACATCGGCCGCTATTGGGAAGTTTACAAAGATTTCGTGGACGGAAAGCCCACAAAATACTATCCGGCTATGAAAAAGGACCTTGCCGCCATGGTGACAGAATGGGCGAAGAACATAAAGGCCCAGGGGTTCAACCCTGCGGTTCATGCGTAAGGAGTTGGACACATGATAGGCGATCATTTGAAGCTGGTCGAGAACGTGCCGGAAGGAACAGCCTTCTGCTTTGACGGAAAGACCAAGAAGCAGAAAATCGACCAGAACGACATAATCCGGGAGCTTTTCGACCTGGGCATGGGCGGCAGCTATTATGCCCAGGTGGTGAAGGTGCCGGAGGAGTACCCGGCGGAAGACCTTTCGGCGGTTCTACTGTACGAGCCGGAGGAAGCAGCGAAAATCTTCGCACAGTTGTGCGGCTACACGCTTTTGGACCAAAACGGCCGAGTGATTACAGGCCGAATGCCTGGACGGGAGGAACAGAAATGAAGAAGATCAACGAAAAGCAGCTTGACCGAATCCGTGGCGCCTTGTACGGCGTGGCCGTTGGCGACGCCCTGGGCGGCCCCCTGGAATTTATGAGCGACCGGCAGATCTGCGACGCATACGGTCGCGTTACCGACATGATCGGCGGCGGCTGGCTGAACTTGAAGCCCGGCGAGGTTACGGACGATACACAGATGACCCTTTGCGTTGCCCGCGGCATCCTGGATGCCCTGGAAGGGGACAACGGCCTGGACCTGGTAGCCTCCGTCGGCCAGCAGTTCATTGCATGGGCCGACAGCAAACCGAAGGACATCGGCGGCGCCTGCTCGCACAGCATTGCCATTGCAAAGGGATTGGGCCGTATTCGCTGGCATGGCGTTCCGACGGCTGCGGACTGGATGGAGGCCGCGCGACAGACCAGGCGCGACGGCGGCCGCCCTGTGGAAGGCAACGGCGCTCTGATGCGCACCGTATACCCTGGCCTTTACTGCAAGACAAAGGGCGCTGCGGAGATGCAGGCCAGGGCGTTTGCAGAAATGACGCACCGCGGTGACAAGTCCACCGAGGCTTGCGTTTTGTACACGAGAATGGTATATTTATTAACGGAATCGGTTGGTAACTTCCAGGACGGCGACGTGGCGGACTTTCTGCACGAGTGCTTGAAGGGGACGTGTTACGACGGCTCCGTGGAAGCGGCTGCGACGTATGCAGCGGGCGGCTATGTGGTGGACAGCATGAGCACTGCCGTGAGCTGCCTCGCACACGCCCAGACCTTCGAGGAGGCCGTCTGTGCGGCCGCAAACCTGGGTGGTGATACCGACACCAACGCAGCCATTACCGGCGGCCTGGCAGGCGCCTGGTTTGGCTTCTCGGCCATTCCGGCGCGCTGGGTGGACGCCTTGGCCCCTGGGCTGCGGCAAGATCTGGACATTCTGGCCGCAGCAGCAGAGAGCCACCGCAACAAGTAACAGGAGGAAAAGCAATGCCATACGGAAGGCCTATGAAGGGCGCCAGCCGGAGAGTGCCCACAACGGTACACATCCCCACCGGCACCCTGGACATTATCGACAACTATATTGACGACCGGGAAAAGGACGTTGAAACCGGCCGCATGAGCCGCAGCGACTTCATCAACGAGGCCGTGAACCGCTACCTTGTGGAGCTGGGTTTGGTGGAGCCGGAAAGTAACACCGAAGTAACACCAAAGTAACAGGAGCACCCAGAAGCCAACGAGAACCGAGGAAATACAGGAAATACAAGCATTGGAAAGAATAGAAAATAACCAATGCGAACAGAAGATAACTGCCCACCATAGAGCTCGAGTAATCTGCAAAACCTGAAAAGTATTGATGCAATGCAATATTT